TAAAAAAGCTCTTCTTTATTAAATTATTGTATTTTATTTGGCACCATTCTTTGTCATCGCCATCCAAACATATCCTTTATCTCTTTTAGCTTCCAGATAAGAATGGTATTGTTGTTTTCTTACAGCGTCTTGTTTCTGCTTTCTTTTAACGGCACTAGGTTTTATATACTCCTTTTTGCCTTTGTATCTCATAATCTTTTCTGAATCTTTCAATTGACGCTTGAGATATTTCATTGCTCTTTCCAATGAATACGTACTTGAATCAGGTACCTTTACTCCTTCAGGACAGCCTTCCAAATAAAAGTCATGTCTTCCAAAGTGTTTTTTCTTAAATCTTCTTTGTTTCATTATCGATTTTTTAGTTAAACTTAATTTATATCTAATATAACAAAAAAATCCGATATATAAAAACATATACCGGACTTTTTACAATTTTATTATTTTTATGATTCTGATGCAGATTTCCAAGCCGCTGCAGATGGTGCGCCTTTTTCTCCTTTCTTTCTCATCTTCTTACCAGATTTTCTTCTCTTATGGATATTAGCCCATAATCCAGGATTTTTCTTTTCATCTATAAGACCTTCTCTTACAATGTCTCTGAAATTTTTGGTATCTGTAACTATCTTTGATTTTTTCATTATCTCTTGATAATACCCTTTTACCTCTCCAGCTCTTGCTGCAACATAATCTTTTCTCCAATCACCAAGTCTCTCATCGCCTTTTGAAGCATCAATTTCTTTTTCGTATTCTGCAGCATCTCTTACATAATTTTCATAAGCTCTAACCATATTACCATAAGCGTTAGCTATTGTTTGGTATGAATCCCAGCCGTTATTGTATTTGCCTTTTTTTAACATTTGTGTATTATAGTCAAATACTTTAGAAACAATAGCTGTTGCTTCATCTAACATTTTCTTTAATGCATCAGGACCTTTTGACATAACTTTAGCCTGTAGTGCTTTTTTATATCTTTTCATATTTTGGTCGATAATTGCTTTATTTTTCATAAGCGCCGTTGCACCTTGCTTTGCAGCTACCCTTGCAGCTTGTTTATCTTTTGCTGAAGGTATATCGGATAAAGCAATACTAATTACTCTGTCAGCTACCTCGTTATATCTCTTGTAATTATCAAGCTTTTTACCTTGACTACCAATTTTGGCATTTGCATCTCTCCATCTTTCTTTTGGCCAGTACATAGATTTTTTACCTATTGTAATACCTATAATACCTGGATTGATATCGCCCCATTCGTATCCTACTTTGTATGGATTTTTCTTTTTGCTGTCTACAATAAAAATGTTCATGTAGTCATTAGAAGGATTTGCGCCGTCTTTTACCATAGAATCTTCTACATCTGACCAAGCCATTCCTTTAGACTTTGCAGTCGCATCAAAGAATTTTCTGTCTCTTGAATTCATAAGCTTGAAAAGATTTGTAATTTTAGATGATGCAAATTTTTCTGAGATTAAAGATTTCATTATCTCTTCTCTAATCATTTTTCTTAATTTAGATTCTTTGCTCATGTTTATACTCCAATCTTTGAATATGTCAACATATCTTTAATAGCCTTAAGTGCTTTTTTCTTTGCAACTTCAAATTCTTTTCCGTATCTTCCTGAACCTCCACCTTTTTTGGCATTTGATACCATTTTCATTATATCACCAATTTGTTTTGTTTCTTTAGAAGATTTCATTTTAGGTGCAGCTTCTGTCTTAAGATTTAATCCTATACCTGGAGCTGATATAACATTTGATAAACCTTCGAATGCTTCATTAACAAGTTTCTTAAATTTATCTGGTCTTTTACCTTCATATCTTAAATCAAACATTAAATCTTGAATTTTTCTAGATGTAGCGTTACCACCAGCTTTTTCAATAGCACGTCTAGCTTTTAATTGGTGTTTAGCTAAAATTACATAATGTCCTTTTTTACCTTTAACAAATCTGTCACCTTGTATTTTAGAACCAACTGGTCTGGCATTACCTCTTGGGTCAATTACTACATAAGATTCATTAACTGTCGATTCGTTAACACCTTTGTGTTTTTTATCTATAAGATTAAAAAATTCTTTTTTCTTCGCATCGTCTAAATCTGCAGGTGAGTCAACTCCAAATTTAGCCAGCATAGCCTTAAATAATTTTTGATATTTTTCTTGTCTTTCTGATTCTTCGATATTATCTTCTTCTGACATTACTTCTTTTATTTCATAATATTTACCAAGTTTACCACCTATATCTTCAAATACAGATTCTAATCTTTGTTGTAATGTAGAAATTTCCTTAAATGTATTTTCAAATACCTTTACAGATTCACCTATAGCTTTTGTATCTCTTTTTACAGATACTGCATCAAACCAATCAGCAGTTTCTTCTATTGCCATACGGCTAGCGTTTTCTGCTAATTTTTTAATATTTTCTACAAGCTCGCTAATCTCTTGTGTTTTATATACATTTTTTCCTAGCTCGTTAAATCTAGAAACTGCCTCGAGTGTTTGTGCTTTTTCCTCTTCAGTCATTCTTTTATATTCTTCTGCAGATTCGTTTAAGGACTGTTTCCATTTTTTAATATCGAATTGACTCATTTTATTTACTCCTTGTTGGTAATGAACATTTGCATGCTAAATCGCATAGCATTTCATTTATTATATTATTTACCTTGTCGTATTTATTTATATAAATATCATTGACAGATTCGTTTATCGGTCTCATAAATGCACCATGTGTAGATGGATTTGATACAAAATCCCAACAAACTAATTCAAAATCAGACTGCACTTCCATTGTACCGTCCTCTGATAATTGTTTAACGGAACCAAGGCCTCTTGATGATATACCAAGTTTAACACCTGCTTTTAATAATTCTTTAAGTATGTTTCCAGCCGGTGTACCAAGTACTTCTACAGTACCCATTACATCATCACCTTTCCACCATACATTTTTTATATTATGAGACACATTTTGAAGATTAACAACAGACGATTCAGGATGGTCTAGTTCGCCAAGTGCTCGATTTTCTGCTATCTGCACTTCTGAATATTGTTTTACTTCTCTCATTAAAATTTCTTTTGGATATACTCTACCATTTTGATTTTTTGCACCAGCTCTTTGTAATACGCCTGTTACAATTACACGGCCACCATTTTGTTGTTCTGACTCCATAATCATTTGTGGAGAAACATCGAATGTTGTATAATCTATTAGTACTTGTTTTGACATTAGAAGCTCCTTAATTTTTTAGATAGCCTATGCATTTTTTCAGAGATTTTTTGTAAATTTTCTCTTGTAGATTTCCAGTATTTAGTTTCATCTATACCAGTTTCTGTTTTAAGCTTTATATTCTGGTTAATTATTCGCTCTATCTTAAAAAGTTTACTATTAACTTCTTTTATGGCCCTGTTTACTTTTTGTTTAGAGGTTGCTGATTCATCTTTTTTATAATCATTATAGTTGACCTCGTTCATCAATGTAAGCTTTGCCATTTTCATAAATGTAGATTCTTCTACAACCTTATATCCCATAAGGCCTTTTTCTAAATCTTTCTTTTTCTTTTTACCAAAAGCGTATTTTGTATTATATTCGCCACCTGCATCAACTGTAGTATTTGCTTCGTCTAACTCTTCTTCTTCTATTTTCTTAAAATCAGCCTCAAACATTTTGTCTAATTTTTTATTTAATGACATTGTTAATCTCCTTAACCAAATCATATGCTCTTAATACAGATATCATATGTTTATCTTTTACCTTAGGTTCTTTTTTAATTAACTGTAATTGGTCTGCAACTTCTTTTAATTTTATAGATACAATATCATCGTCAACTTTTTTTGAAAGAAGCTTAATGCCTTTTGAAGTTTTTGTGATTTCGGTGTGTATATATTTTTTAAGTTTTTCAGTATTAGATATATTATTTATGTATTCTCTTAATAATGTCTTTTGACCTTTTGTTAGGTCTCCATACTTTTCATTAAATTTTTCTATCATTATTTTATATGAAAGTGTACGTACATCTTTATCCTGTTTTGAATACATGTTATATGTTTCATCTATTCTATTTATCTTTTGTTTTTTATTCATTACAGTTTCAATTAAATTATATCTAAATCTAACTGACTGTGACGGATTTGTTTTATTTTCAAACAAACAATATATTGATGCGTTTTCAGAATAGCTTTCTACCTTTGTCTTAAAAAAGTTTTCAAAATTATATTTCTTTTTGATTTCTTTAATAAGATTGTATTTTTGCTTTCTTAATTCTGTTGCAGAAAGTTTTTTTCTTTCCTTTAATACAGCTGTAATAAATGAATCTGCTTTTCTTTCTGTATTAAACTTTTCTTTTAGAATTGTTTGATACAGCATTAATTCTTTTTTAAGAGTTGTATTTTTCTTAAAAAACTCTTTAATAATACCTATCGCTGGGGATTTACTAACACCGTTTATAGTGTCTGTAGTTATTTGTCTAACCAGAAGCTCAAATAGTATTCCGGTATTTTTGTATTTAGAGTGTTTTGCTTTCATTTATTTTCTTTCCCGCATATATCTTTATATATTATATAAATATATCTAAACTCAGTTATATATCGTCTTCCATGATATTGCTTTCGTTTAATAAATTAGATTTTTTATTAGGTTTGTTTTTACCAAAAAGGCTTGCAATTCTTTTTGATTCGAATCGTCTTTGAGATTTGTTATTTTTTAATTTTGTATCTCTAAACCTTTCTTCTTTACCTACTGCGTCTCTACCTCTAGCAGAATCTTGAGTGCCATATTTTGTTGCTTCTTCTGGCCTTCCTTGTCCTGGTTCGTTTGTAGGCTCTTCACCTTCAGGTTCTTCAAAACCACCACCAAACAATCCTGTAGATTGACCGTCAGTATTTTCAGGGTCAAGGGTTGCAAGTGTGTGAGGTGTACCTAAAGCCTCACCAGATGTTTGTGGGTCATTACCTTCCATTTCAATTTGTGATTTTCTAAACTTTTGTTTAATGTCAGTAATAACACCTTTTCTTTCATTTTCAATTTCTTCGTCAGACATATCAAATACATTTTTATATATCCAATCTTCAGATATCATTGAGCCATCCTTTATTGTCGATGCTAGGTCTAATTTACTTGACCACAATTCAATTTTTTCCTGCTCTGCAATTGATGATGGATTTGTAAGTGACAACTCAAATTCAACCATATCCTCTTCAGTAAATCCTTGAGAGTATAAATGTACCATAGCAATTTTTGTAAGCTCTGAAATAAATATTCTTTGTATTCTTTCAATTGTTCTTGCAAATCTTACATCTTGTGCTGCAAGTGTAGCTTTACCTTCAACACCTTCTTCATATCCTACAAATGCCTTTGGAATTTTAAGTGCAGCAAACATTCTAGCTTTTAGATAATCAACATCATCAATACCTCCAAATTCCATACCACTTAATGTATCGATTTCTGTACCGCTTTGTCCTCCACGAACAGGAAGATAAACATCCTCAAGCATATTTGACATATTAAATTTAAGATTATATTGACCTGTTTTCTCGTCAACATAAGGTGTCTTTTTCATTTGGTTAATAACACGTTGCATATACGTATCTACTTCTGCAGGTGGTATATTACCTATATCTATTTTATATATTCTCTTTTCTGGTGCTCTCATAATTCTGTGAATTAACATTGCATCTTCCATAAGAGTTAATTGTTTCCAAACTTTTCTTGCAGGTTCTATCATTGCCTTTCCATAAGGAAGGAAGTTCATATCATTTAACATTCTAAAATGAGCAACCTCATAATTCTGATATTGTGTTTGCATACCTTGTGTATGAGTATTTCCTGTTTGGCCTCCCATACTTGGGTCATGTGTAAAAGTTACCATATCAGGATTATTAGGATTTGTACCTTCCTCTCTAAACATTTCATATGAAGACATAGGTATTGCATTTGTTATACCTACCTTTTCTGTAATATCTAATTTTAGATAAAAATCTCCATACTTGCACATATTACGAACCCAAGGCCAAGCATTGAATTCTATATTTAGTACATCATAAAATAAATTATGTAATACCTTTTGCACTCTTTCATTATCAGTTTTTATTTCAAGTACATTACCAAATTCATTTTTAAGTGTAGATTCGTCTGAATATATATCTAGTGCAGATGAAATTATTGAATCCTCATCCATAATCTCATAATCAGAATATAACTGCAATCTCAATGTATGAAAATTAACTTGTTGATTATATCCATAAGAGTTTGTTTGGTAAATTCGATTATATCTATCAACCAATCTATTTGTAGCTAGCTTTGTATTCGATTGTATTCTACTTAAATCTGCAACCTTTAATCCACTATCTGTTCTCCTAACAATTGTACCTGTTGAAAATAATGTTTTTAATCTTCCAAAAAATGTTTTGTCTGCCATCTGTTTTTACTCCATTACAATAGCCAGGTTAGGTCTTCTTCGTCGCCTTTTATCTTTTGTTTCCAAGGGTCCTGTCCGGAAAATCCGTTAGATGTATAGGCACCTTTGGTATTAACTATGTTATTTATTGCATTTTTATTCATGTTCAATCCTTCAGTATGTAAACGAATTGCGTTATCACGTACAAATAATGCAATAGAGAACGCCATTGTTAAATCATCGTTATAGCCTCTTTGAGCTTCAGCTCTGTGGCCATTCCATATAAAAACAAATAGTTCATCTATTAGTCTTTTCGATTTGACAATACACGCTTTTTCCCTAAAATAAATATCTAGCTTCGATATCAAAAGAGGTCTAGTTCGCGTTGAAGTAGTAAAACCTGGGGTCATGTTTTCTCTGTTTTTTAAGTCATAACCTTTTGATAATTGTGTGGCTGCATCATGAACTCCTTCATGTTTGTATGTATAATAAAGATTTCTATAACCTCTATCTATAGCAGGTTGAAGAGCAGCCCAACCTATATTTGCGTTTTCAACAACCAATAAAGCTTCGTTATATTCTGTAGCTATATTGACCAATAGG